TGGTGAAGCAGAAGCAGTTGGAAGTGCAGTAGCACCGGGCAAACGTGCCACCAGAGGAATAGAGTGATCCCCTGCGGAGCCTGTAGTAATGTTGCCAAAGTCACCTTTCTTCAGTTGCATAGAAGAAAGCAGTTCGTTAGAACCAGCAGTTGATACTGCTTTAGTACCGTTTACGGTAGTGTTCAGTGCATCAGCTTTACTGTGCAAAGAAGACTGTTTGTAACCCGCCATGTAGCCAAGAACTTCTTGGTCATGTTGGTCAGCAAGACGGTATGCAGCACGATTAGTTGCAAGGTCCATAAAGTTGACGTGGCTATGAGCTTCTTCAATGTCATCCATTTTGAAAGCAAAGTAATTAGCTTTGTCAATAACAAGAGAGAAATCTTCGTCTTCCAAGTCTTGTGCGGTTACGTTAGTACCACGTGCATACTCGGAAACAGAAATTTCTGGCTCTTTAATAATTTTGACGGTATCACCTTGTGAGGCAATTTCGCCAAAATAATCAGAGTTGGTGATATCACCACATACAGTACTCTTGCGGAAAGCAAGTTGTACTTTTTTAGAATAGATTACAGGGCTAAAATTACCATTCGGTAAATTCCCATAACCTGTTGCTGTTGTAAAAGCCATAATTAATCCTCCTATAAAGTGTAGGCTTTGTGAGCTAAACACAAAACATAAGAGGCTGTAATTTTCTAGGGTGCATTTACGGCCTAAAGTAAAATCAATCATTTTACGGTTTAGGGTAAATGGGCCTATACTTAAACAGGTAAGTCTTATTCTTTTTTTGTTTAGTTTGATTGGGGTTAGTAGGGAAGGTAGACCATAATGGTGGCTTCTTTTTACTATACCCCTAGTTATACTGACAAAAATACTTTTGTCAATAGGTATTAACGCGCAGAACCTGATATATCGTAAATAAATTTACCAGATTGTATTGCTTTAGTAATTTCTTCTTCTCGTTTTTCAAACTCTTGGGCTGACATACGCTTAACATCAGACTCTTTAATAGAGCCTTGAGTCTCGTCTGCGTCTAATTCTGCCTTAGAACTTTTAACAATAGCAGAGGCAGCGGCTTTAGTCTTAGCTTTTTTACCTTCTTTTGTCATGCCCTTGTCTGATTTGTACAAGTCAATAACACGTACTACTGAACGAGCGTCTTCTGAGTTTTCGTACAGTGCATCCTGTACCCACTTAGGTTGCTCTTCTACCCAGTCATGAAATGTGTCTGAGTCTCGCAGGTCATCAAAGTCAGCATGAACTTCACGAATTTGATTTTCCGCAGTTTTACGTGATGCTTGAACATTAATAGCATCTAGTTCTTTTAAGCGGCTATCCGCTTTGTCAAACATCTCCTGTGCTTTCTTAGCAGCAATAGTCTCAACTATACTGGCTACATCAGGATGGTTATTTGCCCATTCAGCAATGTCTTCATCTGAACTGGGAGGAACAATAGTCTCGTTAGCCATACGATGTTCTAGGGCTTCAAGACGTTCCTTGTATTCTTTTTCTTTTTCCGCTGCATGTCTACGTAGATCACCATAGCGTTTCTTGAAAGACTTTTCTTCCCTACTAAGGGTTTCTGTTTCTTCTTCCTTGACCTCTGCAGGTGAGTCAGAAACATCTTCTTTGGCTTCAACTTCTTGCTCCTCTTTGGGACTTAGAAGCTCTTCTAGTTCTTTTTCTTCCTGTTCAATACGTTTACGATTACGATTATTATGTTTAGGGTTTACAAACCCTGCAGTTTTAGGTGTTTCCATTGTAGCTAGTTCAGGCATTTTATTTCCTTATGTTGGGGCCAGTCGTAACTGGGTAGCCTTATCGTTGTGGTCGTGCAGCCAATCCTTGTGGTTTAGCTTGTGGTTGTTGTTGAGGCATTGTTGGAGCCATTGTACGTTTCTTTGGTGTAGGAGTAGGGGCAGCAAAAGTTCCAAGTGCAGTTACTAAACTTGATCCAAAAAGTTTTTCTATTACTGCTTTTGCAGGACCATTCATAACTTCTCTTATTATATTTTTTTCTTCATCAGTAAGGGTTTCATACCTTTCATAAGCTCCATTAATATCAATTTCCATTTTTATTTCCTTTTAAAAGTACTATTTTGCCTACTATATAACACAAAGGTTCTAATGTAAATCTATATATACGTCCTAATGTATCCCTTTTTGAACCTTTACTTTGATAATATATATCTGAAGTTCTGTGTCTTGCAATGTTTTCTAAACACGCACGTATAAATTTATAGTCTTTTTTATAACCTAAATTAATAAGAGGTAAAAATAACGTATGATAACCAACTTGATGAGCTTTTGTTAGATGTTTAGCAGAGTGAGTCAACCATATTTTATTTCTAAAAGAACCAAAACCATAAGCTTCATTCATAGCAGTGCAAACAATCTTATCACTTCCTTCTCCACCACCACCTACACCTTTACTGCTACCTGTTTTAGCATTTCCAGCTTCTACTTCACGATTCCATTGTGCAAGTTTATTTCTATTTGCAGCGCTATCATGACTTCTTAATCTATTTACATCTTCCCAATTATATTGAGAAGGGTCTTTACTGTTAGCAACTGCTTCTCTCCCATCACTGGCTCTTGTTTCAACCCTTAGAGAAGGTGTTTTTACACCAAGTAATTCTTCAGCCTTACTTCTGGTATATTTAGGTTGTTGGCTTGGAGCTACTGCAGATTTAGAAAAAGCTTTTTTAGTTTCATCTCTTTCTGTTGCAGAACTTATAGGAGATTCAAGAATTGCTTTTGCCCTTGCATCGGCATTGTTGTACAGTTTTGAAAGTAATTCATCAGCAAGACCACCTTTTCTTTGCTCTTCAATTCTTTGTTTCTGCAATGCCCTAGCTGCTGCTACGTCTTTATTTTCTGACGATCCAAACCTAGACTCCATGACTTTTAAAGCTACCTCAGCATTTTCAAGTCCTTTTAAATTTGATCTTGAAACCATTCCTTGACCTACTGCTAATCCAGCTAAAGGATTAATTGTAGAAACTGCAGCCCCTACAAGTCCCGGAACAATTCTTTCCATAATTCCTTCACCTTTACCCATTTGAGTAGCTATATAACTATCTAATTGGTCAGAGTCCATATTAAGAAGGTTGTCTTTATCTACTTCTTGTCTAGCAGAAGTTCCAGAAGATACAGGGTCATTAACTAAAGGGTTATTTAAATTTACATTTACTGGACCTGAATCACCTGATGCATTTGGATTACTTGTAGTTAGTCCTTGTAAAGATTGTTGAGGTTGTCCATTAATAAACATTACAGAGACAGGATTACCCATTTTATCGTAGTATGTTTTTAGCTGTGAACCTGTATTAACAGGAGCAGCAGTAGTGGTAGCCACAGGAGTAGGAGTAGGAGTACTAGTAGTAACAGGTTGTACAGTAGGATCATATGGTTTATAACCAGTGTATCCACTATAACCACCAAAGCTAGAGCCTACACCTGTATAGCCTCCTACAGCATATTCAGCAACTAAACCTCCTACAGCCATACGCATCCCGTCATCATCTTCTACTTCTAACTCGGATATATCAAAAGGCAAAGACATTTCTGAAGTAGGTTCACCACCTATTCTACCATCTTCATCCATCTGTTGCAAGCCCTGTTTTGCTTTTGTACGAAGATTTTCAAAAAACTTTACACCGTAATAACGAACAACATCAGCAGGAACAACATACTCACCCTCACTAAGTTTAGCATCAATGTCATCCCGTACTTCCTCTGGTAGAGAACCGGGAGGTACATCATTACCTGATACTGGGTCTACTGTTTCATCTGCATTTTCCATAAAAGCCATTTCTGTTTGATCTTTAGCCATTAGCATTAACCTTTAGTCTAAGTTGTTTTAGGGCATTCAAGGCATGTACCTGACCCTGCAGCCTATACATTACGTGTTCTTCGTCTGACTGAGAAAACATTTTGTAACTTGCCTGAATACGCTCATCTAGTTCTGCTTCAAAAGCATCCCATGCTTCTTTGTTGTTTACCAGTAGTTTTAAACTCACTGCATTGGTCCTTTATTAGCTGAGAAGCCCTGTTCTCCCGGTGTAGGCACCGAGCCTGTTCCTATAGTACCCCCACCGCTGCCTTGGGTGTCTTGTACCTGTGCCCCCGCTGGTGGCTTCTGTGGGCCTCCCTGTGGTGCTGCTTGTGGTTTAGGTGGCTCTGGATTCTCTGCTTGGAACTTTTTAAGTATCTCAGCCTGTACTGCAGCATCACCCATGTTATTAACCAGCTTGTCAGGATCAAGGTCCATAGACTTAGCAATCTCACGTATGATGTAATCCATCTTAGCAAAAGGAGCTAGTACAGGATTCTGTACCACACCAAGGAATTGCATTAGACGTTGACTACGTACTTCGTTAGCCATCAGGCTTTCAGTACCACGTGCTTTAATTTCAAGATCACCTTTGATATCTTCATCAAAGTTAAACTGCATATTAAAACTAAAGAATGCTTTACCTAGTGGACCTAGGAGATAGTCATCTACATTCTTAACTACATTCCGTATAGAACCATTAGCAGCAGACATGAGCATACTAATGCCAGAAGCTGTACGTCCGACACCTTGAACTCCTGTCTGACCATGAGCGAAGCTAGGAAAGCCCGTAGACTCATCAGCTAGAACTCTGGCCTTGTCAAACATCTGCATGTTTTCGTTAGATACGTTAGGGAACTTAGTACCAAAAATAGCTTGTCCCGGCGCACCCCCCAGACGTCTAAAGACTTTTCCAGGATATACACTTAAATCTTGTCCCGGAACTAGGTTAGTTTCATCTACTTCTATTACCATATTGCCTGACAGTGCAGCATTGTCCACAGCCATACGCATAAAGCCATTCATCAATGTCTGTGTGTCATCCATGTTTTCAGCAATACCTACACCAAACAAACTGTAAGGGTTTAGCTCATAAGGAACAGCGTAGTAGGGAATAGTAGAAGGAGTAAATGGATTCATAACTAACCGCAATACTTGGTTGTTACAAGTCCAGATGTTTACACTAACTTGATCTAAATCCTTCATTTCCTTTGGTACATCAATGTCATGATTTTCTAACATCTCAGTGTCAATCATACCCCAAAACTCAAGAACCTCAAAGCGTTCTGCTTTTGACTCTTGGGCGTCATCCTCCATTGCCTGTTCCCACCACTCTTTTACGTAGTTTTCTCCGTAAGAGATAGCAGTATCAATAGCATTTTTTCTAAAGAAAGGACGTTGTTTTAGTCCACGAATCTTACTACGAGACATTTTGTGACGTTCTATTACATACTCAGCTTCATCCATATTAGATGCATCAGGATCAGGATAAAAATTCCAAAGAGATACACTAGCTGTATATGGCACGGTTTTAATAGTAGGAGAATATTCACCTGAGTCTGACCAATTAGGATATTCTTTATCTACCGCAAACGGACCTTTCATAACACCAGTACCAAACAAAGCAGCTTCAAATGCAGCTACACGTAGTTGTTTATTGGCGTTAGACTCTTCTAGCTGATCGTGTATTTTCTTTTCCATCTTTTTAGCTGCAACCATTGCAGGATGAAAAGTAATAGCAGTAGCAGTTTTTCCCGGACCTTCTTTTAAATTATCCATTACAGGAGCAAGTGTACTTTGTAGTCCTGCAAGACGTTCTTTAAATTGAGGTGTGGTTTCTCCCGGTTTTAACTTCATATCTTCAGGAGAAGCTTCTTGTGCTTTTTTAAGTTTATCATCAGCCTCAAAGTGTACTGCTTCTTCTACACCTTCAGGCAAAGTAGTAGGATCAACACTAATAGGAAAACGATGATTTCCAAAGAGTACTTCTACAATCTGTCCATATGCGGCAAGAACTTTTGTCTTAGTAACCTTAATAAATACCTGAGACTTTTCCGTAGAAGTGAATTGTACATCAGGTCCATAAATACCCCTATAGTTTTGATAAGACTTTAGCCAACGATTTTCTTCTGTTTCTCTTGCATCAGAAGCTTTACTATATTTTTCACGAACGTAATTATAAATATTGCCAGACTTAGGGTCGTTATACGCAGACTCTTTTACATCCTCAATAGCTGAAGATTGCTCTGATTCCATAGAGTTCTCAATATAGTCTTCTTCCATAATATTTCCTTAATATCCGAATGTAGGGTCTGCTGCTTGAAACCCAGAGTTTTGTGTAGAATAGTCAAAATCAAATAGACTGCTTCTAGGTCTTGTCATTATACCGTAACGTAATGCATCATACAAGTGGTCTTCTGCATGTGTATCCACATCTTCAGGGTTGTTCTTGTCCAAGGGTAGTGCAGGTATTTGACTAATAGTGTGAGTACAGGTTTCAAAAAACACTAATCTAGGTTCTTCCGTAAAGTCATCTACTTGTAAACGTCTGTGTAGTTCGTTCTTACCTGCTACCCTAGAGCCTCTGGACCTATCAGAAGGTCTCCATCTACAACCCTTCATAATCATTTGTTCAGCAAGAGATGGGCCAGTGTCACCACGATTATGCCACAAAGAAGAGTCCAAAACTCCATACCGAATCTTTTCACCTTCTTCTACTTCTAAGATCATATCAGCTAGGTCAGTAGCTATGACCTTTGAGCAATACATTTCTCTGTAGACTACAAGTTGTTCATCAGGCGCTACAGCAAACCATACTACTCCTGTGTAAGAACCATAACCATAGTCACACGCCCTAAACTTTGCCCAACTACTAGGTATCTCATAAGGCTCTACTACGTGTATGTTACGGTTCCACTCAGGAAAAGCAGCACCCTCATTTACATCCCAGTTACCTTCAAGCAGTTGCTTACGTTGATGCTCAGGTAAAGACAGCAGATTAGCTTCATACATACCATCGTCAGCAAGGTAAGGGTTATCAAACAAAGTAGCAGGAATAAACCTACGTTTAAATAAAGGTTCACCTTCTTTTGAGTGTCCTTTAGGCCAAGCTATTACTTCTCCTGTTTCTGGATCAGTAGCATTAAAGCTAGTATTATGCGGTGCAGGGTCTACAAAAGTTTTCTTAACCCATTGATGACCTGCTCCTCCGGGGTTTGTAGTTCCCCTTTGATAAAGATCAAGTCCACTGTTCTTAGTAGTACGTAGTCGTGACCTCATATAATTCCAAGCAAAAGGTGTAGGCCATTGGGTAAGTTCGTCAAAACCAATCCAGTTAAAAGCTTGTCCTTGATACCTAGAAACATCATCATCCCTATCTAAATAACTTAACCATAAAGACGCACCAGAAGGAGCTATCCAAGTCTTTTCTCTTTCTAAAAACTTAATTCCCGGAATTGCTCTGGGATATAGTTGCTTTGAAACAGATATAAGTTCTCTTAGTTCCTCTGTACTTCTACGGACTAGAAGTTTGTTAGACAAAGGATTGTTAAAATACCTAACAGGATCAGCCAACATAGCAAAAGACTTGCCCCCACCTGCTGCTCCTCCGTATAAAACCTCTTGTTCTGAAGCTGAAAGAAAGTCTGTCTGAGGGCCGGGATTAGCCTCAAAGATAACTTCTTGAGCTTTTTCTATTTCAATCGGCTCTGGCAGTGCTGTCGCTGGAACTGTCTTCGGTTTCTTTTCTAATTGAACCGAATCTTTCTTCTTCAAGACGCCTCGCTTTTGCTTCCGCTTCTTTGTAGCGCTGGGCGTAGTACCGTGCATTTTCAGCGTCTGTCTTACGTTTTCGCTCAAGTTTTACTCTTTTCATTAGTCCGACATGAGAGATTGATCTGCCGGTTTGTTCGCTTAACCAAATTGCAACATCCCTGTAGCTGTATTGTTTAAGATGTTTCTTTGCTAGTTCCAGTGTTTCTAGTTCCTCAGTCAGAGGTAGTAGTATGTCTTCATCATTAGGGTCTTGCTCGTAACCAAAAGGCACTACCCTGCCTACACGGACGACAGGAAACCATTTAAGACCACTACTTAGTTTTTCTGGTGGAGGTAGCCTCCAAGTCTTATTAGTTTTCATTTTTAGCTGGTAAAATAAATAAAGGACTTTCAGCCTTTACTTCTATCTTATCTGTTTTTACAAATCCTGCACGATCCAGAAAGTCCTTAGCTACTGCTATTTTTTCTTTATTGCCTAGCTGTGTAGGGTCATTAAAGACTTCCATCATACCATATGCAACACGTGTACCAGAGGAAGCAATGTAACGTTTAGTAGCTTCATAGATTTCATCCTGAAGAACACCTGTAATGCTTGTAGAAGATACAGAATCTGCATAACCAGCAAGACGTTTAGCCTCTACAGGATTACCCTTAGCTTCCTCAAATAAAACATCTATAAACTTCTGCTGTTTTTCTGTAAGTTTTTTCATGTCATCTTTCTGTACGGTTTCGCAGCCTTAGCCGCTTTCTTAGGTTGCTTAGAGAACTGCTTACCTTTTGCTGTATCCGCTCTTTTCTTTGCTGAAGATGCCGCATACGTCCCAGCACCCATAGCCTTAATAGCACTAGCTGGCAAGTAACGCTCTCCTGTAGCCTTTGGACCTTGCGTAGAAGGTTTACCACTTTTAGTTCTCCAATCCTGCTTAGTCCACGACTTAAGGCTCTTTTGACTTTTTGCTAAACCGCCAGAGTACATCTTGGCGGCTGTCTTTTTCTTTGCTTTAACTGATCTACTTTTGCTTGGCATTAGTGTGCTTCTTTTGAACAGCAAAATTAGCAGTAAGGCTTGCCCCTTTGTGGGGGACAAACTTACCGTCATGCTTCATTAGTTTTAAACTGCTATCTTTTTGTTTCATCCAATGATAGCCCTTGGGTGCATTTACTTTCAAGACTTGTATCCTCCCCCTGCTGCTTTGTATGCTTTAGCAAGCATCTGAGCTTTACGGGCAGACCACTGACCTGCCTTGCCCCCTTTGCTTCCAGCTTTAATCCTTGCAAAAAGACGCTTACGCAAAGCAGGATTAGTATAATTACCTGCTTCATTGACTTTAGATGTTTTCTTTATTGTAGAACTTGCTTTTGATCTCGCCACGTGTTATACCTATATCTCTTAATGCAGAATCTGACATATTAACTAACTGCCAGTATTGCACTCTACGCATTTGATGATCTTGTAGTACTTTAATAAATTTCTTGAACATGGTATCTCTCCTTATGTCTAACCACAAGGACAGTTATACCATGTTCAAGCTTAAATAACTACAGCTATAATTGCAACCCCGCTATGCAGGATTAAAATATCATCCCCACCGTAATAGTAGCAGGGAAGATTAAGTGTGTCAAGGGCTACTTCTTTCTAGCCATACCGCCTTTGTTCATTCTAGCAACAGGTTTCTTCTTAGCCATTCCACCTCTATTATAGCCACTTGCGCCGGGTTTTGCATTGGGCTTAATAGGACTATCTCTACCTGTAGATAATGTTGCCCAATCAAGGTAAGAACTTAAACCACCACCGGGACTTGTTCTTTTTTTAGAGTTTTTAAACTGCGGATTAGTTATTCCATTTTGTTTAGCATCAGCAGCACTTTTAGGAAGTCCATATGTTTTACGTTGAGCTGGTGACATAGATTGCCATTGCTCAAACGTAATTTTTTTCATATTTTTTTTCTGTGCAGAAGGTGTTGCTACGTCCCTTAAAATAGCTCCGCGAGGTTTAAAAGGCTCTAAACCAAAAAGTTTTTTATTTTCTGTTTGTCTTGTTGGTTTTGCAGGTGCAGCAGGTTTTGGTGCAGGTCTAGCAGAACCGGGAGCGCCAAACTTTGTTTTCTTAACACCAGCTTCTGTTCCATCTCCCCTACGTACAGGGCCTTTAGCATTGGTTCTAGGTCGTAGTTTGGGTCTTACTTTAGCTGGACCTTTCTTAGTGGTAGTAGTAGCTGTTCCCGGCTTCTTACGCCGTGCGCCTTTAAGAGAAGCAAGTAGTCCGGGTTTACCTTTAGTACCCATCTTACCATCAAAACCTAACAAGTCTCCTAGATAGGTATCTTCAAAGCCAATGCTTTTATTTCCGCTTGTGTCCTTAAGTGAGCGTTTACCGCCAAACTTAGGGTCTTTCTTTTTCTTCTCAGCCATTAGCTTCTTCCCTTTTTAAGATTGTTTACTTGTGACTTAACCATGCCACCTATGTTGTAGGTCATAACTTTTTTCTTAGTCATTCCGCCACCCATGTAGCCTGATTTTTTAGCCATACCACCTTTGTTCATTCTATTGCGGGGGTAAGCTTCGTTCATAGCTTTTAATTCTTCTCTAGTAAGAGAAACACCTTTTCTGTCAGTCCGTTTTACACTATCAAAAGATTCTGTATTCAACTCATCAGGACTTTTATTTTTATTTTCTGCTCTACGTTTTACTTCAGCCTTTGGTCCTTTTGGTCTATTATTAGGGCGTTTAGAAGGCCCAGAACCAGTACCAGTTCTAGTATCAGCAAGAAGTTTATCAGCTTCTTCTCTGCCTTTTTGTATAGCAGCACGTTTATCAGCCCTATCTTTTTGAGCTTTTGCTATATCTTTTTGCAACTTTTCAACTTGTTGTGCGGGAGACATTGCATTATTGTTTAAAGCTCTTTTAGGAGTAGTAGTTTGCCTACTTCTTTGTTCATCACTAATTGCATCTTTTTTCTTTGGTGCTTCTTTTTTCTTAGGCCGTAACTTTGGTCTTAGAGATTTTGTAACACCTGTCTCTCCAATATTTTTACCTTTGTTGTTAGCCCAAGCAGTAAGAGCGCTACCCTTATACTTGCCTTTATTCTTTTTCTTCCATGCGTTAAGCTGTTCTGCAGTTACTGCAAGTTTTTTAGTTCCATTTTTATCGTAGAAGTATATGGAACCAGCTTCTTGAGCTGCCCTAATACTTTTATGTTTCTTAGCCATGATACACTTCTCCTATGCCTTACCAGCGTTTTTGTTGCGAGGGAACGACCTGTTATTAGTTTTACTTTTAACAGATAAATTACCCATAGAGTTATTCATAGGGTTGCCATCTTTATGATCAACATCCCTACCATCACCCTTAGTCACCGCACCATTTTTCTCTAAAGTACGTCTAGCTCTTTTACGAGCAGCATTCTTAGCTAACTCTATAGGAGTACTTTGTAGTTGGCGTTCTCGTTTATAATTACGATCAGAGGTAACATCACCTCCAATACTGTATCCACTTTTATTATGAACGGTCTTAGTAGGAAAAAATTTAGCTACCATTTTACTTTATCCGCCCAGTAAGCTGCACTCAACTTACCCTTCTTAATATTCTTCCCGTGTCTTGCTTTAAAGGATGCACGTTTTTTCTTCATGCGGTCAGATTCACCCGTTTTGGGCTTCCCTGCCGTTTTAGCTCCCTGTTCACCGAACCTGATGAGCTTGATGGTTGTACCTTCTTTTGCAAGTACGGCATGACTTTTTTTCGGGTGATCAGGGGTACGCTTCGGCTTGTTATAACCTGCAAACTTCTCTCCTCGGTAGGTAATGCTCATTGTTTATCTTTCAATCTAGGTAAGCAGTAGGCGACAACTCTATCTTCTGGTGCTATGCCGTGTGTGCTGTAACGTTTTGTTATTTCTCTAGCATAATAGTTGCAATGTTCTATGTTGTCAAACACCATACTATCTTCTATTAATTCCCTAGTTGCACCTAGGTACACCATAAGAACAAAGGTGTACATTACATCATTTCAAAATGTGGTGCATCTATAAATGGTCTACGACCTTGTGAACGACGAACATCAACATAGGTGTTCATTGCATCTTCCATAGAACCATCCCAGTCAGCAATATTACCTACTGTCCAAGCTGCTCCCCACTTAAGTGCTACACCTTTTTGTTTAGCAGCAGCAGCCATAGCATCAGCAATTTCATCATACTTATTTAACGACCAAGTAACATTAGGACCAATGTAAGCTACAAGGTCTACTGCACGACCTTCTAAATGCTTACTCTTCATTGTTTGTGATGCACCACTAGCAACAAGCTTTTCTTGCTCCTCTACAGTACGCATACCACAAGTTACTCCAAAGTCTACCTTGGTTAGAGTAATAGCAGTCTTAACTACTTCTATTAACTGAGGATTAATACCCTCAAGTCTTCCTTCACTACGTGATGATAGTTTAAACGCCATTAGTTTTCTCCGCTATGAGCTTTGCTTGCTCTCGTATTTGTTCCTGCTGCTTCTCCAAAATAAGAAACTGTTTGTCTAGCTCAGAAAGCTCTGGAAGCTGAACGACATTATTTCTTCCCAAAGAACTTACTCACTGAACGCATCCCTATAGAAGCTGATACAATTCCACCTAAAGCAATCTGATACCACTGTGGCATAACCTCTAAGGATTCAAATCCTCTTGCTACTATATCATTTCCCCAATCACCACAAAAAGCTAAAATTAAAGGAATAGAAAACAACAGAGTAATCCATTCGTCCTTCCAAGAGTTCTCAGTAGCTTTAATAGCTTCTATGTCCCAGTCAATCTCACCTGTAAGCTGCTTCTTCTTAATCTCAGCTTCAGTAAGTTTAATCTGTGTCTTACCATCTATAATAGAAGTAGCTAATCCTGTTAGACTTCCTATAAGTTGACCAATCATTCGTACTTTTCCCTGTATGCTTCCTCAAAACCCTCTTCATGTATAGGAGCTTCGTGGTTTCCCCAAATCCTATGGAGATAGCTGTCATGTACTTCTACGTAATCTTCTTCACTGTACCCATCAGGAGCTAGTTGTCCCTTAATGATCCACATAAACCTATTTACTTCTTTGTGTATGGGACTTTTAGTGCTTCTCATTGCCAAGCCATACAGCAAAACACCCAGTTAAGGCTCCCATACAAATAGATACTAAACCTGACTGCTGTATAGAAGGATCAGGTAAGGTCATAAACCAATGAACTGCCTGATAAGTTAATACTGTTACTGCTAACATCATAATACGAGGCATAAGCTGCCACTTAAGTACACGTTCCATGATAATCTCTGGCATTATTCCCAATCCCTTTTAGTTCTTGGTTGAAATACGTCTTTAGCCTCTAAGTGTCCCTCTAAATACATTGCTCTCTCAACGTGATCTAAAGTATACTTGACGCCTGTATCTTGAAATATTGCTTCTCTTACATAAAAAACATCTGAACGAGGAATATGACACAATCGTAGTCTTGCTTCATCTTCATCTGCTAATGCTAAATAGAAATTTTCTATGACTTTGTCACTGACATACCGTTTAATCTTTGACATTGTGCTAGTTATATCCGATAAAGGGTTCTTTGTCAAGAAGAAACGACAAGAAAAGTTACTTCTTCTTACAAAACTAAGCTACTTAAAGTTTTTATATATTTATCTCTAGGAAGTAGTAGTATTTAGTATACATTTAAATACTTTAAGTAATACTATAAGTATATTATATAGTAAACCTACTACTATTGTCAACCCCATAGTGAAAATAAATTTATATTTATTGACAGATTCCTTTCTTTCGTTTCCTAAAGGTACTTACCTCCTACTACTTACATAGAAATAGTCCTGAGAGGCTCTGAGCTGCTCTCTAAGTACCCTTCTCTGCATTTCTGGACATAGGGTACCTGACCTGGGTACTAAAGTGCTGTACGGGCTTCCTGTGGGCTTTAACAAAGTATCTCCCTATTAGTGGTCGGACACTTTAAACTGGACTTATAGCATAATCCTAACTGGACTTATTTGTAAAACCTATGAATCCATACAAAATACCTATGTATTCTCTGATGTAGTTACCAATCTTAAAAATACTCCCCGCTGTCATTGTGTGTATATACGTACAGGTACCGGGAGTATGGCCCATGCCCCCCATAAGATATTCTTGGGTATACTTAAGTATTGTCAAGTACTACTATGACAAAAACAAACTATTAAGATACTGAAAGATAGTGTCAATATATACAATAGTAAATTGTAGGTATCATTTGAGAATAGCCGAAACAGGCAAAAATTTAGCTTCACTCTCAGGAAACAAAAATTCATGCTAATAAACACATCCCCCAAAGTATCAAAAGTATAGGTATACCCCCAAAATATCACGTCCATATACTTAATATCAGTTGACATATCTTAAGTACTATGACGCCTAATGAAACAAATGTTTCCTGAGATGAAACAATGGCCGACCGTTACCAAAATATCATTTGACAAACTAAAGTATATAGACCTATACCTTCGTATATGTCAA